ATAGACTTTAAGCAAACCAATAGGCCCAAAAAGAAAGAATGGATTGAAGATTACTTCTTACAATTGGTTGCCTACGCAGAAGCACACAATGAAGTGTATGGCACAAAGATAAATGAAGGTCACGTATTCATGTGTGCAAGAGACCTAACATACCAACAGTTTGATATAACACCATTGAATTATGCAAAATATAAAGACCTTTGGTGGCAAAGAGTAGAAGAATACTATATTAAGTACGCACATTAAATATCAATTCTAAAATAACAATACACTCGATAAATACTCATAGTAGGAGAAAAAAGTGGCAATAGTTTCAATATCAAGAATACAGATTCGTAGAGGTAGAAAGAACCAAGGTTCTGGATTACCACAACTAGCAGGCGGTGAATTAGGTTGGGCAGTTGACACGCAAGAGTTATTCATAGGTAATGGTGCAGTATCAGAAGGTGCACCAGCAGTAGGAAATTCAAAAGTTTTAACAGAGCATGATAACCTTTTTACTTTAAGTGATCAATACACTTATAGAAATGGTTCCAATGTTCAAACAGGTGCTTCAGCGGCGACGCCAATTCAAAGAAGTTTACAATCAAGATTAGATGATATCGTAAGTGCAAGATCATTTGGTGCAAATGGTGATGGCACTGATCAAACAGTTGCAATACAAAGAGCAATAGATCAATTATTTTTACCATACGCAAACAGTATGGACTCAGACAACTTAAAGAAAAGAGTTACACTTAAAATTCATGCAGGTTTATATCTATTATCAGACAGTATCAAATTACCGCCTAATGTAAATTTAATAGGAGACGGTGCAGACAAAACTGTGTTTAGACAAACAGCAAACTTTCCTGTGTTTGAAACTATTAATGGCGAGGGCATTGCGGCACAAACAACAAGTTTAAATCAAGCCAACTTATTAAACATTAAAGGAATAACTTTAGAAAGTCATCTTAATAATGCAGGTTTAAAATTAGCAAGTTGTAAAAACAGTCAATTCACTGATGTAAAAATTAAAGGACCTTGGACTCAAGGTACAGCAGTGAACAATACACAGATTGGAATATTAATGGAAGCCACTTCTACTCCAGTGACAACAAAAGACAACAGTTTTGAAAAAATTACTATAGAAGGTTTCTCTTATGGAATACTTTCTAATCATGATGTGTTGCACAATGTATTCAACAACACAACAATAGACACTTGTGGATTTGGTGTTACCTTTGGAAGAGATACAGTTCTTGGTCAAGTGGCTCAGGCAACAGGACCAATTAACAACACAATTACAAACAGTAGATTTATTAATATAAATCAGAACGGTATCTATGTTAAAGTAGGTAAAGGCAATGTGAGTGAGAAAAATAATTTTGTACTTGTAGGAAATGATGCAGGTGTAGATATAAGTCCAGTTCATGCAGTAATAAGATTAGACACAAACGGAAACACATCATCAGATGATTACTTTGCTAGAACAGAAGCATTAATGGCAAACAGTGCCACATTAAATGGCGTTGCTTATATTCCAGAAGTTCAAGGCGTATTCAGTGGTGCATTAACTTTCGCAACAAAATTTACTGTTGGTCAACTTTTGGTAGCAACAAGAGTAGCAAAACTTCCAGCAGACACTTCTAAACATTTTAAAGTAGAATACACATATAACAGTTCAGTATTGAACGCATTCAGATCAGGCACACTAGACATAGCAGTAGATAAAAACGCAGACACAGTTACACTAAATGACGAGTATGACTTTTTAGGCGATTCAGCAAACAACACAAACACAACAAGATTAAATTTTGCAGTAAGTTTATCAGACGAAGACGGAAATGCAAATAAAGAAACAGTAATCATAGAGGCAACCAATCCAACACCAAATGCAAACGACACAGCAACAATCACGTTCAAAGTTAGAAGTATCGCATAAACCAAATATCTTTTTTGGCAACTACGAAGAACGTTTAATAGACTGGAATAAAATTAGAGAATACGTTGCAATCTCAGAAAATCCATTAGAACTACTTTCAAAAATATATTTCTACTGTCCAAGGACTACCACAAAAACAGATTCATACGACAAAAGCACTTGGTTAGACGGTTGGCAATTATTGGAAAGAAATCTTTATAATCAATTTGACATTTGTCTGCTATTATATTATACTTTAATATTATCAGATAGTTTATCTAAAAAAAATATTTTGATACATAATTGCTTTATTGCAAAAGAAAAGTCCAACAACCGTAAGTTTAACTACATTGTTGAATTTAACAACCAATTTTTAGACACACACAATATGGCTATAATGAATAAAACAATGTTTGACAAAACTTACATTCTGCATTATACTCATGATATAAGAAATTACGATAAATACACAAAATAAAGAATAGGGAATTTAATGGAATATCAAGTCGAACAAAAAGAAATCCAAAACGCATCAAGACTACAAGTTAAAAAAAGAGACGGAAGATTAGAACCTCTTGACATTGATAAAATTCATTTTGTAGTTGAAGAAGCCTGTGATGGTTTAACAGGTGTATCAAGTTCACAAATAGAAATAAATGCCAACATTCAATTCTATGATGGCATGAGTACAAAAGACATTCAACAAATTTTAGTAAGATCAGCAAACGATCTTATCAGTCTGGAAACTCCTAACTATCAATATGCCGCGGCAAGACTTTTATCTTATGATGTAAGAAAAGAAGCACACGGACAATACGAATATATTCCATTATTGAAATTAGTTTTAAGAAATATCAAGTTAGGTGTGTATGATAGAACAATAGTCGAACAATATAATAAATCAGAAATTAAAAAATTAAACACTTGGATCAAACGTGATAGAGATTTAGATTTTACATATGCAGGATTAAGACAAGTGGTTGACAAATATCTTGTGCAAGACAGAAGTTCTGGTGCATTGTATGAAACACCACAAGATATGTATATGATGATTGCGGCAACATTATTTGCAAACTATCCAAAAAAAACTAGGATGTCTTACATCAAAAAATATTATGACGCAGTGTCAACATTCAAAATTAATATACCAACTCCTGTAATGGCAGGTGTTAGAACTCCTATCAAGCAGTATGCTTCTTGTGTACTTGTTGACAGTGATGATACATTACCTTCAATTTTCTCAAGCGATATGGCAATTGGTTTGTATGTTGCCAGAAGAGCAGGCATAGGAATCAATGCAGGACGTATCAGAGGTATTAATTCTAAAATTAGAGGAGGAGAGGTTCAACACACAGGAGTCATTCCGTTCCTAAAAAAATTCGAAGCAACTGTGAGATGTTGTACGCAGAATGGTGTGCGTGGTGGAAATGCAACTGTTCACTTCCCAATATGGCATCCAGAGATTGAAGACATACTTGTATTGAAAAACAACAAAGGTACAGAAGACAACAGAGTAAGAAGAATGGATTACTCAATACAGATATCTAAATTGTTTTATGAAAGATTCATTAATGAAGAAGATATCACTTTGTTCTCGCCACATGAAGTTCCAGGTTTATATGATGCATTTGGCACAGATAAATTTGATGCTTTATATAAAAAATATGAGAAAGATGAATCCATTCCAAGAAAAACTATTGCGGCACAAGAACTGTTCGCAGACTTGTTAAAAGAAAGAGCAGAGACAGGTAGAGTGTACATAATGAACATTGACCACTCAAACAGTCACAGTTCTTTTTTAGATAAAGTTTCTATGAGTAATTTGTGTCAAGAAATTACTTTACCTACAACACCTATTCAAGGCATTGATGATGACAAAGGAGAAATTGCTTTATGTATTCTTTCAGCAATCAATGTAGGAAGCCTTAAAAATTTAGATGAGTTAGAAAACTTATGTGACTTGGCAGTAAGAGCATTAGATGAAATAATTGATCATCAGGATTATCCAGTTAAGGCGGCAGAAGTATCTACTAAAGCAAGACGTTCTTTAGGTATTGGTTATATAGGTCTAGCACACTATCTAGCAAAGAATGGTGTTAAGTATTCAGACAAAGAAGCATGGGCAATGGTTGATAGACTTTCAGAAGCATTTCAATATTACTTGTTAAGAGCAAGTTGTGATGTTGCAGAAGAAAAAGGTAAATGTGATTACTTCCATAGAACAAAATATGCAGAAGGATTATTACCAATAGACCATTATAAAAAAGAGATTGACGAAATAGTGCCACACAAACAACGTATGGCATGGGAAACATTAAGAAAAGATATTGCAAAATATGGTTTAAGACATTCAACATTATCAGCACAAATGCCATCAGAAAGTTCTTCCGTTGTTAGTAACGAAACGAACGGCATTGAACCACCAAGAGCAATACTTTCTATTAAGAAAAGTAAAAAAGGTCCATTAAAACAAATTGTGCCAGGGTATCCTACTTTAAAAAATGCTTACACTTTATTATGGGAAATGGGATCCAATGAAGGATATATTAAAATTGTTGCTATGATGCAGAAATATTTTGATCAAGCAATATCAGGCAATTGGAGTTATAATCCTTTGCAGTATGAAAACAACGAAGTGCCACTATCTGTTATGGCGCAAGATATGTTGTCAGCATACAAGTATGGTTGGAAAACATCATACTATCAAAACACTTATGATTTCAAAGGTGAAGAAGAAGACTTACAACCATCAGGCATTGAAGCAGAACAATATGTAAATGGTGAAGCACACGTAAACGGTGAAGCACACGTGAATGGCGAAGCACACGTGAATGGTGAATCTAAAGTAGAAGAACAACTACAAGATTTAGAAGATGGCGAGTGTGAGGCCTGTACAATTTAAATTAAAAAAATGGGAAAATTAGATAATTAAATTAGGTATGGCAAAAACAGTTTTTAATAGAGAAGATATAGATTTTACAAAAGAACCTATGTTCTTTGGTGCAGATCAAAACGTGCAGAGATATGATGTGTTTAAGTATCCGCAGTTTGATAAACTAAACCAAACAATGCTAGGGTATTTTTGGAGACCAGAAGAAGTGTCTTTACAAAAAGACAGAGCCGACTATGCCAATTTTAGACCAGAACAAAAACATATATTCACATCTAATTTAAAATATCAAACACTATTAGATAGTGTACAAGGTAGAGGACCATGTTTAAGTTTCCTACCATACGTTTCCAATCCTGAACTAGAAGGATGTATTGTTACTTGGGACTTCTTTGAAACAATACACAGTAGAGCATACACGCACATCATGAAGAACGTGTACGCAGATCCGTCAGAAGTGTTTGACACAATTTTAAATGATGATGAAATATTAAAAAGAGCAGTGTCAGTAACACAGAACTATGATAAGTTTAGTGAAATGGCGTTGGACTACACAGTCAAAGGCAAAGGTGACATAGATGAATTAAAGAAACAATTATATCTTGCAATGGTCAATGTTAACCTACTTGAAGGTTTAAGATTTTATGTATCATTTGCTTGTACATTTGCGTTTGGTGAATTAAAACTTATGGAAGGTTCTGCAAAAATACTTTCGTTAATTGCTAGAGATGAAGCAACACACTTAAACTTATCCACACACGTCATCAAAGCATGGCAAAAAGGTGACGACAAAGGCATGAGCAAAGTTATTAAAGGATTAGATAAGACTGTGATTGAAATGTTTAAGAAGTGCGTTGAAGAAGAAAAGGCTTGGGCAAAACACTTATTCAAAGATGGTTCTATTATAGGACTTAATGAGAGATTACTAGGAACATATGTGGAATGGATTGCAAACAAGAGATTAAGAGCATTAGGTTTTGATCCACTGTATGATGTAGGTGCTAATCAAAATCCTCTTCCGTGGACACAGCACTGGTTATCATCAAAAGGTCTTCAAGTTGCTCCACAAGAAACTGAGGTTGAAAGTTATCTTATTGGTGGTATCAAACAAGACGTACAAAAAGGACAATTTAAAAAGTTTTCTTTATAATGATTGATTATAATACAATGAATGGACTAGAAGTGTTAGTTCACTTACTCACATCGAGAGATGGAATATTTCTTTGGGCAATAATGGGTTTTGGATTAGCAGTCTGGATAATTAGTCTGATGGTAGACAGACATGACGACAGTTCAAAAAATATTAAACCTGAAGATTACAATGCCCAAATATAATTTAATCTGTAAAAACGATCATGAATTCGAAGGCTGGTTTGACAGCGAAAAATCATATCTAAAACAAAAGCAAAAAGGATTGGTTGCTTGTCCGATGTGTGACAACATCAGTATTCGCAGAGCAATTATGGCTCCTAATGTCAGCAGTAAAACCAAAGCCAAAGGCAAAAAACGTAATCAAGCATTCTTCAATAGTAGGTCAGCATTTAAACATTTAAAAACGTGGGTTGAAAAAAACTGTGAAAACGTTGGAGATAACTTTGCCCAGGAGGCTCGTAAAGCGTCTTTGGGAGAACGTGATGACCATATATACGGTAAAGCAACCGACAAAGAAATAAAAGAACTTCATAACGAAGGAATAGGAGCAATAGAGATACCAGATGTCAAAGATAACTAAAGCAGTTGTTTGGAGCAACGTTGGATGTTCATACTGTGAACAAGCCAAAAACTTACTCAAATCAAAAAACATTGAGTACGAAGAAAGAAATATTGCACATGGAACTTGGACTGTTCAGCAGTTGCAAGAAGCAGTGCCAGGTGCAAGAACTGTCCCTCAAATATTTGTAGACGATGCATATGTGGGTGGATACCAAGAATTAAAAACACTTCTAGAAAAGGAATCAAATGAGTGATATTAATGCAAATGATACCGTATCAATCAAGTTGATGAGCGGAGAGGAAATTGTTGCAAGATTCATTGAACATGATAGTGATTACATTACAGTTCAAAGACCTATGGCAATAGTTAATCTACCAAGTGGAGTTGGTCTAGGACCATTCATGTTTACTGTGCCACAGCATGGCGAATTCAAAATAGTAAAGAATAATGTTGTGACATGGGCAAAGACAGAAGTAAACATGGCTAAGAAATACGGTGAAGGCACAACAGGATTAAAATTATCTTAATGTCTAAAATAATAGGTGTAGATGTTGATGGAGTATTACTCAAATGGGAAGAAGC